CTAGTTGCATGACCGGCTCTCCAGGTTTCGCTGTCCCCTCACCCGCTCGCCGAGGGCATTCATCACCCGGCGCCAGTCGCTGTCCACGAGGTGGCTAAGCACCTGCGCATCCACCCGGCCGGATAGCCGGATCGCTTCCTGGTCGAAGCCTTGGCGGGTAATGAGGCCCGCGCCTGGATGAAGGATGCGCCACTGCGCCCAGGCGATCTTTGCGCCGTCGCGCTGCAGCCAGTCATACCCATTGGTATTGCCGAAGCCGACGCCGGCTTCGCGCTTAAGCCAGCCCTTCAGCGCCTCGATCGCGGCCCGGCCATCGTCGGCGTAGTGCAGAAATCGAGTGTGATCGAGGCCGGTCTGCCGCTTGACGAAAGGGAGCAGCGCAGTATCCCGCCGATCCTTGACGACGCCGAGATTGTAGCCGGCGATCCAGAGCGCTTGGAGCTTCTTGGCGTACTTGCCCGTAAGCTCCTTCACCTTCTCCTTGCCTTCGGCCGGCTGGAAGCCGTCGTTCCTCAGGACGGTCAGGACACGCTGGCGCTCCAGCTCGGTCATATCCTTCACCGACGACTTGCCGGTGATGTTGGTAAGCTTGGCCCGGTAGGTGTCTTCGTCTAATCCGAGCAGTTTTTTGGCAACATGTATCGCAGCGATCGAGGAAGTCATGCAACCACCCCTTGCCGAATCGCGACCTGAGTGATCCGCTTGCCGATGGGCGATAAGGGAAGGCAGCGATGAGGTTGCGAATAAAGGACACTACCGCGATGCTGCTGGTGGGCGTTGTTATCGGTGGATTGATCTACATCGCGGCAGAAGCACCACCAGACGACAGATGGCGGAAGCTGATCTACGAATTTCAGACGCTGATCGCTGGCATATTTGCGGTGTTCGCGGCGTGGTGGACGGTGGAGACAATGGAGTTGACAGACAAGTCCGCCCAGCGGCGCCACGAGCAAATGATGCTCATTCAATCGAGGCCTGATGCGCTCGCAGTTGAGCGGTTCATGTCTACGGTTTTCCCGAGCATAGATGCCACGCTCCGAACAATTACCGACCTTCAATGGACGCAAGCCACCCGAGCGGAAGAATTCCGAGACAATAATTACCGAATCCTTGAAGGGATCGAGAATATAATCTCCAATTACAGTTGGCACAGAACTGAACAGTGGATCGAATGTGAGCCGCTGTTTGGAGGCCCTCTCAAGAGGGCCAGTGAAAATTTCAGAAGTAGAGCTAACGAAGTTTTCGCGGCGGCTTATGCAGCTAGAACCTTCAGGACCGTTGTTGATGACCTTGATAGCGATGGGAACTTTGTTGAGGTCCCTATAGAGCCAGAAAAGTTGGCAGCTATGGAGGCTTTCGCGCTGTCGGTCGTCCCAAAAACTGAGGAAATGCGATTTCAGCTCGCAATCTTGGTGCGAGAATTGCGATATCTCGAAATGTTTTACAGGCTGCCGAACTGAGTACTCAGTCATCTCAGGCTCCCACGAATTTCGCGGTGAAATCGATCGAGATTGCCCCCGGTACTTCAGCACAGCATTTAGCATTCTCGCGCAGGCGCTCGTTCCCCGTGCTTTCATGCTCCATCGATTCGTGACCATGACCGTTGAATGCATTTATCGGGACGCGGGACTGCTTTGCGGTTCGAGATTTCCTCGGCATCGGCCCGTCCTCACGTCTTGGCGAGGTCGATCGTGACGGCCGTCCAGCCGTCCTCGATCGTCTCGCGGGTGTAGAAGCGCACATACTCCTTCGAGCCGGTGATCCGCATGGACGCGCGGATTGCATCCATGGCGCGGTTCCACCGGGCATCGGAGATGTCCAACCGGAGAAGCATGTAGAGGCCCGACCTGTTGATCTTGCCTTCTTTGTCGGTGTTGAAGGCCAGCGTCACGACGGCCTGGATCTCCGGCCGGCTGTCGGCCGACCATTCGTTCAGGCATTCGTCGATCAGGCTCTTGGCGATCTGCAGTTGGGGACCGAAGACGGTCAGGTCAGAGACCTGGACTTTGACCATCATCAGCCCGTCGAAGCTGTAATAGGTCTTGTTCCCCTTTGTGCCCCCGATCACCGCGCCGTATTCCTGGGCGAGGAGCTGATCGAAGTCGCTGATATCGGCCATGGTGTGTTCGCGGAATCGCCTCACCTGGTCACTCAGCGATTTGGCAAAGCCGATGATCTTGCGGACCATCTCGTCTTCGAGCTTGTCCTCGGGCTTGATATTGGCCACAGGCACGAGGTGCCCTTTGGCATCGTGCATGTATTCGCGGCCACTGACGAGGACCACACCGGCTTCCGGATTTTCTTCGAGAATAACGGCTTCCATGATCAGGCTACCTTGTGTTTGAGGAACGATGCGCGCAGTCGCATGAGGGCTGCGTTCAGGCGCTGTCGGGCTTCCCGCTCGCCAGGTGTCCCACTGGCGAGCTGTTGGTGATCGAAGGCAGCGACAACGTCTTCGACGCGCTGCATGACGAAGTAGGTCCGGCTCTTCTTGGTGCCGGTCCTGGGGTCGTAGGTTGTGCCGAGGAGCGAGGAGGAAACGCCGGCACCGACCTGTTCGACGATGCGATCAAGCGGGATGCGGACTTCCGCCAGGACGAGGATGTGATTGTCGCTCATGCCGCGTCACCTCCGTCAGGGCTATGCTCGATGACGCGGACCCGCGTCGGCAGACGGATGACATTGCCGCCGACCTGAATATCGACATGCGCTGCAAACCGCTGGTCGCGGGTTGCCTGGCGTCCGGCATCCATCCGAGCAAGCTCGATCTGAATGCCAGCTTCCTGCTCGTAATCGCGAGCGATCTCCTGGATGGTGCGCAGGTTGCGGATGATCCTGGTAACGGCTTGCGGGGCCATCTCCATTCCGCTGTCTTCGAAAGGACGAAAGGCTTTGATAACCGCGCCGACGAGGTCGGAAACGAGAGGAGAGCTGCTCATGAACGGCCTCCCTTCCCGAAATCCGGACGGACGATGTTGGCGTCTTCGTCGGTAAGAGCCTCAACACCTGCGGCAAGCTGGGCGACGAAACGCGAGCCGTGGCGGCTGGCTTCGAGCAGACGATGAGCCTGCAGCTCCATCTCCTGTGACCAGGCCAGACCGGCGAGCAGCTTGATCCGCTCGGATACCGCCGGCAGCTCTTTTTCAAGGTCCATGGAGATCATCAGCAATTCGTGGGAAAGCTGGGTCATGCCATCTCCTCCACGTCACGGTTGCTCCAGGCTTCGCGAATATGGGCGAAGGACGGCTTCTCGTGCCCTGAACCAAGCGCCAGCATGCTGGCGAGCTTCATGGTCTTGTCGATCTGGCGTAACGCCCCGCCCTTCATGCCAACGCCGGTCAGGAAGCGGATCGCATCCGGTTCCGTTACATCCCAGGCTTCGATGAAAGCCTGGATGTCCTGGACATAAGGCTTATTCCTCTTGAGGCGCTTTCCAATGCGGCTCTTGAGCTGGGCGTAGCTCGGCCCGTCAGTCTTTTTAGTAAACCGGGCGTAGATCTCCTCATTCCCAACCAAGGCAACGCCGCAGCGGTTCTTGTCGACGAAATGCCGGAGCTGGTTGACCGCGTCATCAACGAGGTTCTGCGCCTCGTCTACGATCAACAGTGTGTTGCTTCCGTTCGACTGGAGACGCTGGCCGATCGCGGATGTGAAGCGCGCCGGATTGTGCTGCTGGATCCCGAGCGCATCCACCAAGGCGATCTGCATGCCATGCACAGTTTTGGTGTGTGGGCTGATGGTCACCATGTGGGTATGAGGGACGGTCCGCTCGTAGTGTTCGCAGACCGCAGTCTTACCGAGGCCGGAGCCAGCGGTAATCACGACCAGGTCTGGGCAGAGCTGCGCCCAGCGCAGGGTCTGGAGGATCTCTTCGGAAAACTTGAGGCGCAGAAAGCTTGGTGATGCTGGGATTGTCGCTGCGAGCTGAGCTTGATCTTCCAGCGCGTCCAGCCACTTGATGATGATATCGTTCTGCCGGTCGAGGCGGCCCGCATAGGTGCCCGAATACCATTGCGAGAAAGTGCCGCTTGCCATGTTGGAGCGGCGAGCGGTTTCGGCCTTGTTCCAGCCGCGACGGATCGCGACCTCGCGCACCCTTTCGATGAGATTCGACCAGGTGTCGATATCTTCCTGGACCCGTCCTGGGATGAGCGGCGGGCCGGCTACTGGCCGTTCCCATCCCGAGCTTGTGCTTTGCATGTCGTTCATGTATTTGGTTCCTTAGCTATGCTGGCCTTGTGGCCGATGGGGCGGGATCACTTCCCGCCCTTCTTTTTGGAACCGTACGCAGTACTTACCGGCTCATTCCCTCGTGGGAATTCAAGGATGTCCGCACCGCCGAGAAGCGACATGGCGCGGCCAAAACTGTTTTCAAAACTCTCCTCGGACACCGCCTCGACCTTTGCCGCTGCAGAGCTTGTGAAGATCCGTGAGACCTTGGGTCTGATGGCCATGGGCGTGGCCGGCGCTTCCGGCTTACCCTTGGCGTAGATGTCGGCGAGCTGCTGGGCCGTAAGGGTCGCGTGGGCGTCCTTCTGGGCCTTCACCGCCTTCTGGTAGCCGGAGCGCGCCTTCTCGTGCAGGCGAGCCGCCTCGGCATCGTGGAACCCTGTGTCGGCAATGCAGGGTGCCGAGCAGATCAACTGGTTGTTGAGGTCGTAGACCCTCAGATCACGCGTCAGGTACTCCGGATCGAACCGGATAATGACCGACTTGCCGGCATAGGCGGTGAGTTCCTTGGACCAGTAGCGGTTGCCATAGATGTGGATCTCACCATTGCCCTTGCGCGCCTTGATCCCTTCGGAGGCCAGAAGCCAGAGAGCGCGTTGTGCGGCGGTCGGCTGGCGTACGATCGTGTCTGGTGCCTCCATCGACTGTCTGAAGGTTTCGTCGAAGCTGCGGCCGTCACAGTTGCCGCCCTTGCGGCCAGGCCGCGAATTGTGCTCGGCAAGCATGCTGTCCACATGGCGACGGAATGCATCTAGCGGGATGGCGCGGCTCGCGTAGTTTTCGGGCTTGGCATCCGGCTTATTACCTGTATAGGCACCAGCGCAGACCGGGTGCCTGGCAATGTCATCGGTCAGATCCCTAAACGCACGCTCGATCGGCTTCGACTGTCCGGAAAAGGGCTTGGTGAACTGCAGGTCCACGCCAAGCGTCGTGAGAAGGCCCTCAGGATCCTCATCGCGAACCTTGAACCGGTAACGGGTCTTGGCACCGCCCGTGATCCACTTCGAGGCAAAGGCCCGACCATTATCGAGCGTGATCATCTCCGGAATGCCGTAGCGTTCGATCATGTCGCCGATGACCAGGCGGGTTGTTTCCTTGTTCTCGCTGTCGGAGATGCGCCAAGCGACAAACTTGCCCGAATAGAGATCCTGAAGCGCGATCAGGAAAAGGCGTGTCACTGTGCCATCAGGCATTTTCACGAAGACATCGAGCTTGTGGCCGTCCATGTTGACGGCTTCCATCGCATGCAGATGGTCGCGGGTACGGCGCTGCGCCGGGAAGAGTGTCTTCGCCTTGTCTTTGCCGGAGCGGGCAAGCACCTGGACAGCGTCAGGCACCTCGGCATCAAGGCGGCGGCGAAGGGCGCGTTCCGATGGCAGCGGCGTCCAGCCATGCTGCTCGGCCGCTGCCTTCACCCGGCGATAGCAGGCCGAGAAGCTCGGCTTCTCCGGGCGCAGGAAATCAGACTTGATGCAGTCCCAGATCTGCGGGTGGCAATCGGCCCACTCTTTCTCGCTGCCATAGGAGGGAGCAAGCGCGGCCAGCCAGTCGGTGCGAGGATGCAGAACGGCGGTCTCTTGCCAATAGTAGACGGTGCGGACCGAGACCCCTTCCCGCTGGGCAATGATCGCGGCGGCAACCTGTGTCGACATGCCTTCGACGCACATCCGCATGAAGTCCTGGACGGCCTTCAAACGGGTTTCAGCGACGGCTTTGTGCTTGGCCGGCAGGGCTTCAAAGTGCGCCCAGAGCTTCTCACGAACCTCGGCAACAGCGTCCGTGTCGTCATTGGCCGGTGCGCCGTGGATCGCGGCAATCTTCACCTGGGCCGTGCCAGGCAGGAGGCTGATGTGGTATTCGAACCCGCCGCCGCGTCGGTCGAGCTTGCGGACTTTGCCCGCCTGGTAACGCCACCCCTGGCGAGCTGCCAGCTCGCTTAAAGCCGATTTTCCCCTCGGCATCTCCGGCAGTGCCGAAGCCGCGATCTCGGCAAGGGTGAACCATTCTTTCTTCACGCTGCGCCTCCCCGTTGACGCTCGATAAAGCTGCGGATCGCAGCCTCGTTTTTTTCCAGCCACCGAAGGGTGGCGACTGCGGCCCTCAAATGTTCCTGCACCAAACCCCGCTTCTGGTTGCTGCTGGCGACGATCGGGAACTCCCCCTCGGCGACACTGCGCACGGCTGCGATCTGGCTTCTGAGGGAGACCTTCGACATCAGCGGGCACGCTCCCGCACCTGGACAGGCACCGACTTGAGGGCCTTCAGCTTGGCGCGGATGTTCTCCTGCTCCTGCTGCCAGTAGGCGATCTCCGCCAGCTTGGTTTCATCGCCATCGAGCACGGTCAGCCCATCGTCGCAGACCAGTTCATCCCAGAGCCAGACGGCGCCGGTTGCGTGAACGAACGCCTTGAAGCGCACGAGGCTGATGTCGTGGCTGATCTTGCTCTCGGCCGTGTAGGAATCGACCGCAGACTTAGTGACCTTCTGGTTGAGGTATCGGGCCATGCGCGCGGCGACTTCGGTGCGGTCGTAAGGGCACTCGCGAACCGCCTTCGCCATTGCCCGCTTGATCCGGGAGCGAAACCGATCGAGGTCGATCGTGGTCACCCTTGTGCGGATAGGAAAGGTGGATTGCATGAAGAAGTCGAGCTGGTCTGGATTGCGGCTCATTGGGGTCACTCCGCAGCCTGGGTGGTCTCGTTTGCGAGACCGATGTGGGAAAGGAAGCTGTCCTTGACGTTCGCGTTTGACCGCGACCAGAGATCAACAAGCTTTTCGAACAGGATCTCGTCAGGGGTCTTATCCACCGGCCGCTTGTCGCTGATCAGCGTCAGCGCCTGCTTGATGTCGCCGACATCGCGATAAGCGATGGCCGCGCGGCGCTGCATGGCCGGCTCCATCTTGGCGAGCTTTTCCAGCATCGTGGTTTGATCGGCGACCTGCGTATGACGGAGCGCCGAGCGTAGCTCCGGATGCAGTCGGTGGGCGATGGTGTTCAGGCGCTTTGCGCTGCGCTCGGAGATCCCCAATCGGTCGGCGACATGCTGGGAGAACCCTGCCTCGACAATTGGGCCACCGTGGCCCAATTTTTCGGAAGGTCTGCCGGCCTTGATCTCGCCGTGCTCGTTCTCCCAGAGTTCACGATACTGCTGGACGAAGATGGCCCGATCGATCACCGAAAGGTCATTGCGGAAGAGGTTCTCCGCGATCTCCAGGAGCTGCGCCTGCCGCCCATCGGCTTTGACGACAAAAGCGTCGAGTTCGGCCATGTCTTCAAAACGGGCACCAACGAGGCGGTGCCCACCGAAAACCAAAGTGTACTTGCCGCCCTTCTGAGCAGGGGTAGAGCGGATTGAAATCGGCTGAAGCTGACCGACTGCAGCCATGGATCTCCCGATCGCCCTGGCGTGATCTTCGTCGATCTCGCGTAGGCGGTCGCCAATATAGATGTCGGATATCAAAACGCGCTTCAGCTCGGCCATCAGGCTGCCTCTTCAATTCGGTGGATCAAAAGAATGTGCGCCCGCTCGGCCATGGCGCCGTAGCTGGAGGCGAAAGGACGATCGACGAGGCGTTCGTCGATCGTGCGCAAGGCGCGGTTGACGGCCTCGCGGGAGCGTTGCTGCATCTCGACGACGCGGCGTTTCGGCAGGTTGAACTGGCGCACCATCAGATGCAGCGCGATCTGCCGGGCGAGTGCTGCATCGAACCACTGGTGAGGCGGTGCGATGACGTCACGAAGCGAAAGATGCGGGAAGTGTTCGGAGACCGCCGCGAAGCAGGCAGCCTCGATATGACCGAGATCGGCGGTGAGGTCGAAGGCGCTCAAAGGACCACCCCCGCCACTGCGAGCGCAGCGCCAAAGAGAGCGAGCGCCACAACCGTCGCGATCAAGACATCGGGAGCTGCGTCCCGAGCCGGGAAGACCGGGGCTAGAGGATTTCGCGTGTCGATTTTGGAGGGCCGTTTCGTCATTGTGAGACTCGGTCAAATGGGGTTTAGTTCAAGGCAACACGGACGGCCGGGAACGACGGCCGGGAGGAGTGGTTGAGTCCGCCTTCTGCCGCATCTTGCGGACATCAAAGGCCAGAGCGTTCCCGCCGTCCGTGCCATCAGGCAGCAGCCTTCTCGATTGCCGCCTGATATTCGGGGGAAAGGATCCTCCCCTTCTTGATCGGATACCGGTCGGGGAAGAGTTCCTTCTCCGGCACCTGAAGAAATTCGGCGATGGCCGCTTCCGCCTTGCGGTTGGGACGCGACCAGACGGCGCGAAAGTTGTTGGGGCTTAGTCCCTTCAACTGCGCCAGGCCGCTGAGGGTCATGCCACGGCGGTGAAGTTCCGCCTTGATCGAGTGCTGATCCCAGGTCCGCTTGGGGTCGGTCATATCAATTCCTCGGCTTTCAGCGGCTTCGGCCGCTTTTTGTCGCTGGTTAAGACGCGAGTGCGTATCGCTGGGTTTGGTCGCCGATGCGTTACGCTGAGATTGAGTATAGAAAGAAGTTTCCACCTGTCAACGCGGACTATGGAAATTTCTTGCCATAGCGAGGGCAGATGCAGGGAATAGCTGACAGGCTAAGAGAAGCCGCCGATCTGGTCGGCGGGCTGAATGCCCTCGCAGCGAAAGCTGACGTCAATCGTCGGTCGCTTGGGAACTGGCTAACCGGCAGACAACCGAAACCGGATGCACTACGAAAGATCGCTGAGGTTTCTGGTGTAAGTTTGAACTGGCTGATCACGGGCGAAGAGCCGAAGATCGCTGAACCCACGATGGTGGGCGTCAGTGCCCTGCTGGCAAGCGAGGGGCTGAAGGAAGAAATCCGAAGGCCGTTTAGTTCTCCGGAAGTTGCGCATCTGCCGCTGTTCGATATCCGGGCATCGGCCGGCCCAGGCGGTTTCGCGTTCTCGGGTGACCCTCAGAGCGAGTTGACGCTCGGGCTGGATCTGCTCGACAGCCTCGGCCTGAGGCCGAACGGCCTCGCAATGCTCTGGGCTCGGGGCGACAGCATGTTCCCGACGATCCCTGACGGGTCTCTCCTGCTCGTCGATGTGAATGATACGAACCCACGCAGTGGTCAGATCTACGTCGCCCAGCTCGACGACGATCTCTTCGTCAAGCGACTGCAGAACGACCCGTCAGGAGTCACGCTGATTTCGGACGCTGACGGCCCGCAATACCCGCCAATCAGGATCTCGCGAAACCACCTGAAGCGCCTCCATATTCATGGCCGCGTTGTCTATGTCATGCGAGCGGTTTAAGAGAGAGACAATTGCAACCGAGGTTTTCGACGATGGAAAGTGACCAGCTCTGGTTCTGGTATGTCTACTCAATGGCGACGTTCGGACTGTTCGGCGCAGCGCTTGCGCGTCGCTGGAACCGCAACCCGATCGCCTGGGGCCTGTCGGCAGCACTGCTGACATTGCCGGCCATCGCAGCTCTATTCCTTCTCGGCAAAGGCAGGTCGCTCGCCGGTCGCGCATGCCCGAATGCCTGGCGATATTGGGAGGCACTCAAACTCGTCGACCCCGACGCGGCGAAGGCCGGTGAGGAAGCAAAGTCGCTCGATAAGGAGGATGCACTGGCCGAACTGATGTTCGAACTCCGCGATCCTCAACGTGTCGCCTCAGCGCTCGCAGCAATCAGCCACGGTGCCCGTCCCGCCAAGCCGGGCTGGAGCAGCACCCACGGCTAA